TAGATGATACTGGCAACACCTTTGCTGGTGTTATTAACGGTCGTCTGCGTGTATACATCGATCCATATGCCGTCAGCGACTACGTCACTGTTGGTTACAAAGGAACTAACGCTTATGACGCAGGTATATTCTACTGCCCATACGTTCCTCTGCAAATGGTTCGTGCTGTTGGCGAGAATGACTTCCAACCACGTATCGGGTTCAAGACTCGTTATGGTATGGCGTCTAATCCTTTCGTTGGTACTACACCATCTCCTGGTCTTGCTACTGCAAAAACCAACCAGTATTACAGGATTTTCCGAGTAGACAACCTTATGGTTTCTACAAGTTAATATCCTATAGTACGGTAGAAAGATCTGGACGCCTTCGGGCGTCCTAACCTTCCCTACCTTGGGACCAAAACCAAAAATAATTATAATAGGTTTATGACCCGCATCTCGGTGCGGGTTTTTTTATGTCTGTAAATCAAGGGGGTCAAAACCTCCACAAAGGTGAAAAGTAAAAGGACGTCGCAATTTTCGCCCCATAAAATTCAGGTCTCGAAAGTTCGTGTTGACATTTCATCCTAAATAAGTACAATAGAGAGAGTTAAGTCGAGGAAGACAAATGAGCGGAACTACAGGCGGCACAAATTTATTTCAACCAACGGGATTTAAGGTAATCATAGATCGCAAGAACTTTGCCAACTTGGAATTCTTTGTACAGGCAGTTACACATCCAGGAGCGTCATGCCCTGCGATGGAGACAGCAGTGAAGCGCATACAGAGCGTACCACTTCCTGGAGGTCAGATGGAGTTCGGTGAACTAACCATGGATGTCCTCCTTGATGAGAACATGAGTTCGTACACAGAGATGTACAACTGGATGTTACGCAGCGTGAACAGTGACATGATCACAAAGCGTGATAACTTTGGTGGTCAGACTTCCACACAACCGAGTTACTCGGACATAACTGTTGTTGCTCTTACGAGTCACAACAACACCAGTATCAAGTTCAAATACGTTGATGCCCTGCCAGTTTCTATTGGCGACATACGTTTTGAATCAACCAACCAGTCAGTGGAATTTGTAACATTCCCTGCCTCCTTTAGATTTTCCTACTTTGAGATAGTTGACTAATATATGGATTTAGATGGTATCCTCGCCCAATGGGCAACGGACTGTGAGATCGGACATAACCTAGATGTAGCATCACGTGAGACTCCCAAGTTACACGGACAATACCTTGGTTATTATATACAAGCAAAACTTCTGATGAAACGAGCAGAAGATAAGCAACAAACCCTCCTCAAGAATAAGTTCCTGTGGTACAATGGCAAGATGTCCCAAGACGAGATTGTTGATCTTGGTTGGGAACCTGACCCATTCAATGGTCTCAAGATCATGAAGGGTGACCTGTCGTACTATTATGACAGCGACCCAGAGATACAAAAGAGCGAAGCAACCGTTGTGTACTACAAGGCGATGGTTGAAGCACTGAAGGAAATTATCGACTCCCTCAAGTGGCGACACCAGACAATCGGTAATTCTATCCGCTGGAAGCAGTTCGAAGCAGGTGCCTAAAACAAATGGATGATATGAGCAAATGAAACTATTTAAGTATGACGATTACGACCACTATGTCAAAGCACAGACAGATGCTAATAAGAAAAAACTAGATAAGGTCTGGGTTGATAATATAGTTATCAATGCCATAGCGGGTCTGAAGGGCGAAGCAAACACCATCCTTTGTCACGGAACCCGCAATGGCGCAGAACAAAAAATGTTTTTGAAATGCTATCCTGATGCAGAAGTTTTAGGCACAGAGATATCTGACACAGCAGATTCTTTCCCATTCACAACCCAATGGGACTTTACCCACAGCAAGGTTGAGTGGGAAGGTTATTGGGACATTGTTTATAGTAATGCATTGGACCATTCTATGTCTCCTGAAGAAACCATCACCACTTGGAGAAACCAACTATCCGAGAACGGTAGACTCTACATTGACTACTGTCATCAAGAAACCCATAACAAATCACGACTTTCTGACCCCTTGGCGGTTTTTAAGAACGAGATGGTTCCTCTTTTGGAGGGGTTAGGTCTGGAACTGGTAAGCGTCAACCCAATGCAACTCAAAAATTCTACCGATAATGTAATCTATGAGGCGAAGAAGCAGGTGCCTAAATAGCAGGAGACATTCCTCTATAGGCATTTGTAATGGCAACACTCACTGTTAAACTCCTGAACCACGCCAACATGTTTGTTGACTGTGACGCTGGTATCCGCGCAGAACTTTCTGAGTATTTCGCGTTCATGGTTCCAGGTGCTAAGTTCATGCCAGCATTTAAGCGCAAGCAGTGGGACGGTAAGATCAGACTCTTCAACGGAGTCACTGCTGAACTGAACGTTGGACTCTATACCAAACTCTGCAAGTTTGCTGCTGACCGACACTATCACATCCAGATGGAAGATAGCGACTATGGTCTGCCAACAGCAAGGAACAAAGTCGACCACCAACACTTGGTAGCATCACAGGCGATGTGGAAGATGCCTTTCCCACCTCGCAAGTACCAGTACGATGCAATCACCCACGGTATCGCGAACAAGCGTTGTATCCTGCTGTCCCCAACTGGTTCTGGTAAGTCGTTCATCATATACAACCTGATGCGCTGGTACCTGGACGGGTATGACAAAGCAGTCCTTGTCGTTGTGCCGACGACCTCCCTCGTGGAACAGATGTACAAAGACTTCGCTGACTATGGCATGGACGTTGATACCGAAGTGCATAAGATCTACTCGGGCAAGGACAAGAAGACGACCAAGAGAGTTATCGTCACTACATGGCAGTCAGTGTTCAGACTTGGACCAGATTGGTTCGATGCCTTTGGTTGCGTGTTCGGTGATGAGTGTCACCTGTTCAAAGCAAAGTCCCTCGCGACTATGATGAATAAGTGTAGCGAAGCAGAGTATCGATTCGGCACCACTGGTACACTGGACGGCACACAGTGTAACAAGTTGGTACTTGAGGGACTATTTGGTCCAACGAAGCGTGTCACGTTCACCAGAGACTTGCAGGACAACGGTACACTCGCCCGACTGAAGATAGACATGCTGATGCTTGACTACCCAAAGGAGATGCGTATACTTAATAGAGATAGAAATTATCAGGAAGAAGTAGACTTCCTCGTTGGTTACGAACCGAGGAATAAACTGATACGCAACATTGCGTTGACTCAGACTGGCAACACTTTGGTACTGTATCAGTTTGTAGAGAAGCATGGTGAGATACTGTACAAGATGATCAAGGAGAAGAACGATCAGGTGTTCTATGTACATGGTGGAACGGACGTTTCCGATAGGGAAGCAATCCGTGGTATCGTTGAGCGTAGTGAAGGTGCCATAATCGTTGCCTCCATGGGCACATTTAGTACAGGCATCAACATCAAGAACCTGCACAACATTGTATTTGCCTCACCATCAAAGTCACAGGTGAAAGTATTACAGGCGATTGGCAGGGGACTTCGTAAGGCAGAGAACGGACAGGACACAAAGTTGTACGACCTATCCGATGACCTGTCTAACAAGTCCAAGAAGAACTTTACTCTGAAACATGCAGAGGAAAGAGTTAAGATGTACAACAAAGAGAAGTTTGAATTCGATATACACAAGGTAATCCTATGAGCATAGAATTAGAAATAGAGAAAATATTACAGATCAAACTAAGTACTGGACAAGAAATTCTCGCACAGTCCATCGACATTGAAACCAAAGAAACGTTCATTGTCAGTCATGCGCTTGAAATGGTTGCTGTTGAGTATGAGGATGACGAGTTGCAGTTGAACAAGTCGTACTATATCTTGCGTCCGTTTGTATCATACCCTGAAGCACTAGATATCGCTGTTTCTGTTAACCCATCTTCGATTGTTTGTATCAACAAACCAAGCAAGAAGGTCATTGAGCAGTACGCCAGTTCCTGTGACGCCATACAGGAGATGTTGGTTGACGACAACCCTGTTGACGATGGTACTGATGACGACCCCACACCAAGAGGCAATATACTTTCCTTCCCACCTAAACTATTGACCGAAGATTGACATTTCGATCCTTTTCGTGTAGAATAGAGTTCTACCGTATGAAACAATGGAATAAATTATGAAACCAAGCGAACGCCCACATTATGTCAATAATGCCCTGTTCTCACAATCAGTCGTAGATCATGTTATATCTGTCCGTGAGGCAGAAGCAGCAGGAGAAAAGATACCACAGATGCCACGTTACGTTGCTGAGTGCTTTCTGAAGATCTCTGAAGGATTGTCACACAAGTCTAACTTTGTGCGGTACACCTATCGTGAAGAGATGGTCATGGATGCTGTTGAGAACTGTCTCCGCGCATGCAAGAACTATAACGTCGAAGCAGCAACACGCAAGGGTAAACCAAATGCGTTTGGGTACTTCACCCAGATTGCATGGTACGCTTTCCTTCGACGCATCAAGAAAGAGCAGCGTCAACAAGATGTCAAATTGAACTATCTTGCTGAGTCTGGTCTGGAAGAGTTCATGGTTGACCCCAATGAAGATCCACAGGTCGCCAAGGCAGTGCAATCATTTGTCGATAACCTGCGACGCAGGATTGACGATGTCAAAGAAAACGATACCAAGATAAAAGACTATAAGAAGAAAATGGTAACAAAGCGTACAGTGAGAGTCGATTCTGACCTCTCTGGTTTCTTCGAGGAGTAATATTATCAAAATCGCCCTACTAAATGATACACATTGTGGTATCAGGAACAGCAGTGACATTTTTATAGAGTACCAAGAACGCTTCTACAACGAGGTGTTCTTTCCCTACCTGAACGACAACGGTATCACCCAGATACTGCACTTGGGCGACTACTATGAGAACCGTCGATTCATAAACTTCAAAGCACTGAACAGCAACCGCAAAGTGTTCCTTGAGCGTTTACGTTCTGATGGTATCACCATGGATATAATTCCAGGGAACCACGACACCTATTACAAGAACACCAACGACCTAAACTCTATGA